CTACACCGATACTTCAGCTATATTGAATGTTCTTTGTTCTTGTAATCCATTGATATAAGCTTGACGCTGGCTTAAGTCAAGAAGATTGTTCATGTGACTTTCAATTTCCAGCATATCGCCATGATGCATATTCGGCAAAGCCGCAAACAATTTATTAAAATATGAATAGAAACCGTCAGATGCCTCTTTTATCTCTGTTCTTTCCTCAATTTCTACTAATACTTGATGAACCTTTTCCTCGAATACTTTGTCGCGAACAACGGTCATATCGACACCCCCGAAAAGGCATCTTCGATCGTTTTATTTAAAAAGGAAACAAAACCGTCAAGCAAAATTTCCTTTTCAGGAGAGGCTTTTTTTATAATTCGCTCCGCTAAATCCTGCAAACCTTGCTCGTAAATACCAAGCAATTGTTCCGTTGCATCACGATCCGAAACAATTCCATCTTTAATATCAGTACAAACATCGTGAACTTTATAAAAAACTGAGTTTGGATCGTTGTAATTAATTTTCATCTCAATTCCTCCGTTTGTTGGAGGATATTCCCATGGAAGTATATAGTTTTGTCATCAAGAATGTTTACAGAAAGGTACACTCTGGATATACTAAGAACAGGAGATATCCTCATTTATTTTTGAAAGCGCCCTTCTACCGCCAAGTATCGGGGGCGTTTTCTTTCGTTAAACAGCTTCAAAAATTTCGTCAAAACTTTTGCATTCAAAAATTTTATAAATTTGAGTAAGTGTTCTTTTACTTACGAATGTTCCCTGTGTCTCAATGTGTTTAATTGTATCAAGCGATACACCTAATTCCATTGCAGTAACTGGTTGAGTCCAACCTTTTCTCTTACGAAGTTGCTTTAATTTAATTACCAAGTCCTCACCCCTTTAGTTTATTCTAACTGTACTTTTTCATGATAGTTTATTTTTAATATACCGTCAATGATATTTTTAGGAGTGTTATCATGAGTTTAGGTCAAAGGATACGTGAACAACGAAGAAAATTAGGATTAACTCAGCCACAATTAGCTGAAACTATAGGCATGTCTTTAAATACAATTAAGCAATTAGAGATCGGCCGTGTTAAACCTAGTATTGATACATTAGAGAAACTATCTAATTTGTTTGGTGTTACCTCTGATTATTTATTAGGAAGAAAATCGAACTATATTAATATTGAAATTCAAGATGAATATATAAAACTCGTAATGAGAGAAATTGGAAAAAGATATAGCGTGGATATCGAAAATGATTCAGAAATTAAAGAAGCTATACTAGCTTCAATTGAAAGTTGGATAAACAACAATAAAGACACCTAGCGATTAGGTGTCTTCTTTGTTCATCGTATATCCCATTCACTTTCTTCGGGATCAATATATGGTGGAAAACTGCCATCCAACACTGATTCTATCAACCCCCACAACCCCAAAACACATACAAAAGTAGATGTTAATAACGCGAATAGTGCAATCAGTAATATTACATATCCGCCTATCCGCCTACCTATAGGAAAGCTATTTATATCAATTACCAACCTCTTAATATCACTCAGTGCTGATATTAAAACTTTCACACTATCCCCCCAATACTCTTATTCCCAGTTCTCTTTTTATTATATTACGATGCTTTGCCTCCGTTTTCTTATAAATTTCACGAACTTTATCCGCTTTCGCATTATCTGACAGATTATTTGGTATGCTAACTATCTTTTTGGTAATTTCGTTTCCTAAATCCTCTTGATATCTAGCGTACCGATCAGGAGGAATGGATAGTGTCACGCTCTCGTTTTTGCTATTCTTACCACTAACTGTTTTCTCTGGTGCGCTAGGCGCGAGTTTTTCATCTCCCGTGCTGTCAATTAATTGCGAAACTATTGCTGCAGCTTCGTTGTATGGAGCCACTTCTGATTTAAAAGGGTTAAGATATTGCCCGGTTATTCCAGGTGCGTTCATCTTTGTTTGTCCAAGTGTCGTCTTATTTGGCGGCAATGATTGAGATAGTCCCGGCGTACGAGATTGAAAATAAGCTTTTGTGTCCTCCAATATTCCGTTATTGTAGCTTGTCTTACGTTGAATCGGGTCTTGTCGCCTAGCTTCTTGCGCCAATGCACTTGGACTAAAGCTTTTCAGAAATGATGTAGCAACCCTTTCAAATATACCAATAGCTTTTTCTCCAGTTGTACCACCGTATTGCGGCTGGAATACATCTTGCACACCTCTAAGAGTAGACATTCCTAGAAATGAACCAGCCGCATCAGATAAAGTACCTCCCACTTGGTTATCTAGTGGTTCGTCTTTTCTTTCATTAAATGCAGCGCCTGCAGCTAATGGAAATGCTAGTGGCTGTAGTCTATTATAATCGAACTGTTTGTCTCCCTCTTGATACTTAGCGGCTTTTGCGGATGCTTCATGACCTTTACCTTCTAACATTGACTTTAAATATCGACCCATAGCAGATGTGTTAAAGCGGTACTTTCCTTCTCCAATTTGTTCTTTTAAAGCGTCTACGTTTTTATTTCCGCTATCATTAGCTCCAGTTATGATTCCCATACTACTTAATGCATAGCCCAGCGCAGACAACCCTGTTCCAGTTAACCCAAGCGATAATGTTCGTATAGCTTCACGCCGTGATGCATCTGACTTGCTCGTTAATTGGAATAGACCTTTTATTATCCCTCCAGGAGTTAGTGTCACAGCAGTTGAGGCAATATTCACGGGAGTTCTAACGAAAGGCAATACTGCTCCAATTGCAGGCTTTAAATACTTTGCTTTCCCGGGCATATTCGCTAAGAAATTAGCAGTGCTTCCCCCGAATGTATCCGATCGTTGAAATGTTGTATTTTTGCCAATCCGGTCAGCTTGTAAAATGGCTTCTGGAGGCGGATCATTAACGAACTTTTTAATGTGTTCATCAATGTTCGATTTACCTTTAATTCCTTTATTCTTAGCGTCTAGAAAGGCCATTTTACGCATCTCAGAGATTTGTACCGCTTTATATGCGCCATAGTCTGCGCCTTTTGCTACAGCACCCAGCGAGCGCTCTGCTAAGCTTAGTGGATTATACAAACTTTTGTATGTTAGTCCTCTTATTTCATTAGGTCCGGCTATTCCAGCGGGGTTAACGCCATTAAATCCAGCTTTACCTCCAACTTTTGCATATTTCATCCATCGGGATATAAATGCTAATGGATTTGTTCCATAAAGCGTTGTTGTTCGCGGCTGCTTCAGCAACTTACTCATAGGGATATCAATCATCGTACCAAATACGTCAGCGATTGTTCCTGTTGTCGCCATTATCGGACCCGATATTGCGTTAACCGCCTGTGTCGAGCTATTTAATAGCATTGCGATATACCGTAATGCTTGAATCTTATCCCAAAGAGACGACTTCTCGTAGCTATTTAGGATTTTTTGCATTGCCATGTCTGCATTAACTGCTTCGTCGCCTGACAATTCATTAACTCTCTTGGCTAATTCGCGTAATTTTTGAATATCCGTTTCACTGACAAGGTTTTCTTTAATGTATTTTTCGACAATTTTTTCTTGTAATGTCGTTGGTTTAGCAGGAGGGCGTGTCTTCTCCAAAACATCATGCGCTATATCGATAAGTGCTTTGCTGTCTAGTGGCTCTAGTGTTATTGGAGATTCTCCGTCTTTAGATAATTTGGTAACTTGTCTGAGTAAGTTCGAAACTTCTCTGTTAGCTTTATCCGCCGGAACAGATCCGCTTTCTACGTCAGCTATCTTTTTTGCCAAAGATTTAACTGATTGAAGATACTTCTGTTCCGAAGTCATTAAGGGGCTATTTTTTTTATTTTCCATGATCTCTGCTATTTCTTCTGAATAATCCCGCAGCTTTTGAATATCTTCAGGGTTTAGGTTCCCTTGTTTTGAATCAGAAATTACCTTGCGAACATGCGTAGCCATTTCTGCTACTATGGCCTTTTCTTTTTGCGATTCACCCGATAAGTTTCGTAAAACCCTGTTTGCCTGATTAATTTTTCCTTCGCTTATACTGCGAGATGTTCCAGTAACCAGTTTTTGAGCCTTTTCAAATACTTGTGCAGCAACGGGACGTATTTCTTCACCAAATAGCTTGACCATGTCCTCCGCGTAAGTAGCTGCTTTAATAGTCCCTTTTACTAATTGCGATGCCACAACAATAGAATGATCTTTCCATTCGTCAAACGGTAATGAATTCAGCCGACTTTTACGAGCTGCAATTCTAGCCAACGCAGCCTGCTCAGCATCATCAAAATAAGAAATAATCTTTTCACGCTTTTTAACGTCTTTCAGCTCATCGGGGAGAACGTCCTTCATTTCCTTAGGTGTCTTTGTGTACTTATTCGCTCTTTCTAACATGTTACCCAGTGTTTTTAGTTCGTCAGGTGATACAGTTTCGCCCTTTTCTAAGCGATTCAAAATTTCGTCAAACCGATTGGCTCTTACCCCTGCTCCCGTGTTATCTTGCACAACTGCTGCAAGCTCTTGAAACTTAACTTTGTCCGCTACCGAAACTTCTTTCCCGTTACGAGCAGCGGCACGAGTCAGGTTTAATAATTGCCCTTCAGGGCTTAAACGAGCGAGTAATGAAGCAGCTTGAACCGTTTGACCGCTTTTCGTGAGATCAGAAGCAAGTTTATCGGCAACATTCAATGACCTCTGATGTTCTCCTAAAGCATCTAATTGCTGCATCAATCTATAACCCGTAGCGATATGTTCAGCATTGGCTGATTGATTTGCAAGGAAGTCAGCTTCAGCTTTTGGCAGATCCTTAACGTTTTCATTTGCTTTCGCAACGGTATCCGCATTACGAGCAACATCGTATGTTTGATCGGTATTACGTATATTTTGTTGCAACTCTGACGAGAAGTTTCCGTTTTTTAATTGATTTTGATAATTCGCGCGTAAATTCTTTAGTTGTACTTCAGGAACTACCAGATCATTAATTTTTGGACTTTGTAACGGCGATTGTAATTCTTGAATAATTGGCTGACTGGATCTGGGAGAACTCAAAGCCCCCCGTACTTCTATTGGTTTTGAGTTAATAATTTCACCAGATTTCACTGCGTCAGGGTTAACCTCAATACGTGATCCGGATATTCGACTATTTGGTTGTATGATCTCTTGCTTGGAAAAGGGCGGCTCTTGTGGAGTGCGGCCGACACGCTCTACAGGTGACTCTGCACGACTTAAGGCTCCTTGATTTTTTATTAGTCTTTCTGTCCTTGTCTTAACGGGTAGCGGCGCTCCAGCCACTTCTCTTGCAGCTTGATACGTTCGTGCGTTCTGTACTAAGTCAGGATTTACACGATTTGGTTTAGACGGATATGCACGTTGGATTAATTCATCAAGACTTACACCTTCTCTGCCTGCCATCTGTGACCATAGAGATTCTAGATCGGCATCTTCACGACCAGGAGTAAATCTACCTTCTTCTTGCAATTGTTTAGCTTGTTGTATGAGGATTTCGAATTGTTCACGATATGGATTCGATTGCTGCGCTATCCTTCCCGTTGTCGGCGCTTGTATTTGAGGTTCAGGCAAACCTAATGGTCCTGGTGCAGGCAATTCTGGTAATCTCCCACCACCAAATCCCGGCATGGTATCGGGCGTTTGCGCTCCGTTAGCATTCCCGCGTTGGCGAGGTGCTGGGAGTGCTAGCATTTCTTGAATTTCAGTATCAGGAACTGTCACTCCGTTACGCTTAAACAATTTGCTGATCCCCGCACCTATCCCTGCTATCGCAACGTCACCGACACCGCCAAGCGCAGCTCCATAAAGAGTCGACTTCAAAACTTGGTCAGCATCAGTCTCTCCACGAACGCCACTTATAGAAGCTCCTTGAACGCCACCAGCTATCGATCCAGTTAAAGCGCGATTCGCTATACCGTTTGTGATATTTGATCCGATATTGATACCCACTGTGTTCAGAGCAGGATTTATCGCATTAGCGGATTTGGTTATTGCTTTCTGACCCATACTACCAATCGCTTGGCCTACCTTTGAATTCATAGCGGCGTTAGCTATCTTGTACCCACCAGTAATAAGCCCTTGTTCTAAAGCTGCAGGATTTGTTGCTAATCCTGCCAGTCCACCCAAAGCTCCAGCGATACCATTTACAATCTCAGACCCTTTAATAGGTGCTGTCTGAGTCTGGATATTCAAAGCGTTACCTGCTCCCTTTTGGAAAGCCGCTATTCCCGGCGTATAAGCTTCAAAGTAGTCACCCACTACATCCAATGGCTCATAGCCAGGGATATTATTAGCTGCCCGATGGTCTTTCTGGTTCAGTATCCACTCTTTGCTGGTCATAGGTATTTCTGGCTGATATCGCCAATCTTGTTGGTCAGCCACTCCACTAAGCTCAGACAAAACTGGATTCTGTTGTACTCGGGTAGTCGGGAATAACTTTTCACGTTGACTCTGCAGATCGATAAATGATTGCGGCGTTTGTGCAGGTTGCCTTACCACAGACGGCACTTGCTTCTGTGGCTGCTGCTGGAACAGATTGTTCGCTGCTTGCTGATTCTCAAATACGGTTGGTAGCAGCGGAAATGGATTGCTAACAGGTGTTTGTTTAACTTCTGGTTGATTACGAGATAAAGCCCCTCGAACTTGAAGGGGCTGTGATGTATTTTGGCGTGGCATTAAATCTTGTTGAGATACGACGAGATTTGACGATGTTTCGAACGCTGGAGGCGTATAGGTAGAATTAAGCACTGAATTTATGGGTGTATATGTTGGTTTTGGTGCTGTTATTCTCTTTTTTTCTTCCTTCTTAGCCAACTAGATCACCTCCTGCAAATAAAAGAAGCCGTCATTATGACGACTCCTCCGAAGTTTTTTAGTAGTATCCGTTTTTATCCCAGAATGCGAGAGCTTTTTCTGGCGTTCCATAACGATCTTTTACATACTGTATACCAGCAACCGCCTGTTGATATGGATCAGACCAATCAACCTTATTGCCACCGTAGTTTTTACGAGTGCTATCAAGAAATTGGAATAGACCTGCTGCTGATGATTTAGGGTTTTTAGCATTGGGATTGAAGCTTGATTCCCGCGCCACCAATTCAAGGATAGGCTGCACCCATGTTTGATCATATCCTCCAGCCTGTAGTGCTTGAATAACTGCATTTGATGCCGTTTCATACGCCTTAGGATTACCCTTTGCATCTTTTGCTGCTTTGTAATAGTTTCCGTATGAGCCAGCGGAACCTGAAGCGTTAGCCCCGCTGGCTACTGAAAAAACTCTGCATACTCCCTCTGTAGCGCATTTATTTCGTTCATTGTATACCCAGCTTTTGTGAGGGCTGTCACCACATCGGGACCACGCAATCCAGTTGTCGTAAGCATGTTAACGAATGCCTGCTCCCTAGTGTCAGGGTCACTGTATACGCCATATTTCACTTTTCCATCCTCGTCTGTTCCTACAACCTTCTGTAACGCCTGAGACAGCATGTCGCCAGCTGTAGATGCATTAACCGTTTTTTGTTCGCCAGCCTTTGCAGCATCGGCCCATTGTGAATACTTAAATTTGTCCTGGTCTAGAGTTAATGAAGCTTGTCGATATGACTGATCAGATGTAGGAGTGCCAATTGGAACGCCTAGGATAGCTGATACTGCTGGTGTCGCAGCTCCTGTAGTTTGCCATTCTTGCAATGCGGATTGTCGTGTTGCAAGTTCTCTATTTTGTTGCTCGCTTATTAGACCGCTTGCCACTTGTTGACCTTGCAATGTTTGAGGTTGCCCTCCTGCAGCAACTTGTCTACCATAGCCACTCCAATCGCTCTGAGGATTAACAAGTTGTCCGAAACGATCCATGTATTGGAATGCTGTATCTTGATTCGCTTGTTTATTCTGTAGATCCATTGCTTGCCCTTGTAGTGTGCGCGTACCACCTAATTGCGACAGTTGATTCATGCCGTAATTGTTTCCGCTGTTTGAGCCGGACGCGCTAGTACCGTTTGGGAGGTTGCCCGTTTGATTTGCCAAGTCCATAGCTTGACTCCAATCCTGTGCTCCACCCGCAAGTGTGCGTTGACCTGCATAATTTCCAGTGAGTTGACCGACATTCAAGCCGAATGTGCGCTCAGCTGCGAGTAGTTCTTGGTAAATAGCCCGTTGACGCTCAGGAGTAAGCTTATCGAAGTTCGCAATCTCTGTAGATAGCGAGTTAAGCGTATTGTCTAACTGAGACGCACGAGATGTATCGTCAATTGACCGGCCACGTTGTACTTGTGACAACTGGTAGTTGGTAGCTCCGCTGAATGGATTTTTATTTCTGAGCAATGCCTGATCCTCTAACGTTCTGTTGTCTTGAATGAGTTGGTTAGAATACGCTGCATTATTCTTGAGTGAGCTCATTTGCGTGTTGATGGCATTTAATAGTGCCGCTCTCTCCGTTGCTGTAGCGTCTGTAGCTTGTTGCTGTAATTGACCAGAGTTTTGTACGCTGGTTACTGCATCATTCGGCATATACCCGCCTGAAGATGTTTGAATAGCTTGTTGCGGTGCTGTGTATCCAAGGTTGGTGGTCAAATACTTTTCTTGAGCTGTTGTGTCTAAACCTTGCGCTTTATTAGTAGCGATAACGTTTTGGGTACGAGTAATCTCGTCTTGTTTAAATGTTGGATCGCTGGCGAGTTTAGCTTGGTTTGCTGATATTGCTTGATTGGCAGCACCGGAAGTGCCGTATGTCGCTCCACCGAACCCTGTAGAAGGTGCTGATGTAGAAGTTGCTGCATTTGCAAGTGGCGCACTTGCTTGCGCTGCGCTCATTGGCTTGAGGGTATCGTACTGCGCTTGGTTAGCTGCGCTTGTTGGAGCGATTCCTAAATTCTTTTTACGCTGTAATTCTGCCGCAACTTGTGCTGCACTCATAACCGCCATGGTTCATGCCCCTCTCTTTTCAATTTCCGAGATAACATATGATATAGGGATAGACTCCGTTATCTTTTTATTTGCTGAGATGCGAGATGTGATGCCAATTACCTCGCCTTGCCTATTGAGCAGTACGCCGCCAGACGAACCGTGATCCGTTGAAACGTTACTAAATATCATCTGCAATCCGTATTTTTTAAACGTGGTTATAATTGACCCCGTCGATACTTTAAGCCTGTTACGCGGATATCCGATCGCATATACCTCTTCTCCCACCGTTGGGAGCTTTGTGTTATAAGAGAGCGGAGTGCCTGATTCCAACTGGAAAGCCATCAAATCGAGCTGTTCATTGGAAAAAATTACTTTATCCGAATCAATCGACTCACCGTTTATTTTTATATCACGACCACCACCAGCAACGTGATAATTGGTAACAAACACTTTTCCTTCGATTACGAACCCACTGCCTTGTGAGTATACGCCGTTAATGTAGCACTCTATAGGGAGGATGGATTCAAGAATCTTGTATGCCGGTCCGACGTTAATTACCTCTTTACCTTTTGCAGTAACGGGCACAGAAAAGGCCGTGAGCAGGATGATCACCAGCAACACGGCCTTAATATTAATTTTCGGTTTTTTCATTGTCATTCTCTTGTTTCTTCCTCTCTGCTTCTTCAGCTTTGCGGATTTGTTCAATTAACAAAACGTCATTATCTATTGCTTCATGGGTCATACATGCACACCCTCTTATTTAGTAATTTTTAGCAGAAAAAGAATATCCACATTCTACCACACTAGGAATTGATAGCGATATACTATTTACTATTTCTTAAGGTGTCCATGTGCCTGCGATAAAGTTGTTAAACACGCGTCCGTTTGTGTTGGATGCTTTGTTTGTTAAAGCCCCAGTCAGAACATTGTTGGTCATGATTGTTCTGTTTGTGTAATCAAGCCCGAGCGTTCCGACATGATTACCCATAACCTTGTTGTATTGGTTCAATGGAGTTGTGAGGAAGCCTACATTGATATCAAATCTGTCCGTGAATCCGCCTGTATTGTTACCTATGGACACATTGTTTGAAATGGTCACGTTGTCGCTTGCGTAGCTCCATATACCAACCTGACCACAACTTTGCACGTTGTTGGAGTCAATTATCCAGTTTTGACTAAGATCTACTCCTATGCCGTGTGTTCCGCAAACGCTGATTGTATTCCCTTGAATAATACCATCCCTAACATTCGTGCCTATTTGAATGGCTCTTTGACTCATCGTAAAGAACATATTATTGGCAATAGTATAACCCTTTGATATCGACGCTTGGACGCTTGCAAATATACCTTTTTGGCAGTTTATAAAATGATTTCCTGTAATAATGACACCTGAGTAATTTAGAGTTTTTATTGCCGAACCACTCATTAACTCGAATCTATTATTTATGATCCTAATGTAGTTATGATTAGTGTTTAGTTTGGCTGAGTGAGTACCGATACCATCTACGCCATTTGTGAATGTGCATTCTTCGATGGTTATGTCGTAACATAGTGTCTCATCATACGGACCAAACCACGGAAATACCGATGAGTTAAGCATGAGATCCAGTTGTATCATCTCAGTTGCGCCTACACCCGCATTGTTATCGAATGCGCACCCTTGAATTACTCCGCGCTTAACAGCATTAAACTCGATCATGTGCCAAATAGGGACATTTACAAACTTTACGTCTTTTATCAATATATCCGTGGCATGAGCGAAGCCAACCGCTGTACACGCCGTAGGAAAGCTAGCTAGATTACCATCAAATATCCCGCCTATAACCTTGATCCGCTCTCCTGCGTTATATCCGCCTATCGTTCCATCGCTCTTATTAATAAGCATTGCATTGATGGACGATCCTCTTTTGATTACCGCGCTAGGATTCATGAGTAGAGTTGCAGTAGATGGAATTTGTAGTATTTGAGTAATGAGGTATGTCCCAATCGGTACGTACACGATACTACCTGTAAAGGCAGCATTCAGAGCAGCTTGAATGGCATTTGTATCATCTGCTATGCCGTTCCCTATTGCACCGAATTGCGTGACGCTGTAAATATTCAGTCTAGCAATGACGCTAGTTGACACTAAACCGGATACATAATCAAAGTTTTCGTTTGTTGTGTTTACAATCGCCTGAATGGCTGCATCCATTGCAGCAGAACTCGCTGCGGTTCCTGGCGTTGTATTGGTATATAAATCAGTTAGCGGCGATTGTGGAACGTATGCCATATTACAACCTCCCCGAAACTGAACCTATCAATTTTTCACGTAGAATAATGACGGGTTCGTCCCTATTATTTCTCCATCTTCTTTGGAAGTATTTCGCTTTTTTATGAAACACAAGTCGTTTTGCATTGTTTATTAAATCCGTGTAATCAAGATTCGCACATTCGGCAACGTCCCACCCCGGAACACCCCAAATAAACACGGTATTTCGCAAGGCTTCAACGTCATACCGCGTACCGGATCCGTAGATTATTGCCACATCTATGGATGATTTTAGCGGGAATTGTTGTGCCTCAACTAAATAGTAGTGAAGGTAAGAAGAATCACCGCTGAACTCGAAACTCAGCAGACCTGAATACACATCAAAATCAACTGGTGTACCTGTTGTTTTACCTATCTCGTTCCAGTCACTATACAGATCAGTTGAGAAGGCGTGTAATAGCTTTGTCGCACTACCGAAGTAGTTTATTCCATTGAATTTTTCTAAAGCCCCTACTGCCCACGGAAGCCTCCAAACGTACCATTCTGAATTGCGAGTGTCGTAGCATAGGATATAATTTGTCGTGTCCCGTTTAATCGAGATAAGCATCTGACTGCGATCTTGATCGAACCATACGACTGCTGCTTTCTTCTCTGCTTCCGTGAATCCAAACTCATTAATATCGAGCTTGTTCTCCGTTATAGATTTTGTTGCATATTGCCTATCTCCTGTAGACAGCGCCGTCACGGTATAAATCTCATGTACGCCGCTGTCGGATAAATACGCGATCGTTTCTGTTCCATCCGGATAAGTAATGCGTGCCATCCCTCGCGGTGAGATGTTCCCGGCCACAGTGTTTAAAAATCGATTTCCGCTGAATCCATTCGCCGTAACGCCATCATCGAACAACTCGCCCGTCAAAAAGCCCCATCCCCTGCGCATCGGAATGAGGCAAACGTTATTGAATGTAATGCCGGGTCCTGTGATGATGTCGTTATTTCTCACCCACCGCTCAAATTGAACGACTGGGAAATAGTCGAATGTGTATCGTTTGGAGTAATACACTGTATCTGAACCGTCTGTTACAAAGATATGACCGCTATGCACCCAGCAATATTTAATGCCTAGCGCGTTTATCGTGGTCAATCCGTTTGGCGGTGCTGGATTCGGATCATTAGCAGCTGGTGTGACGTTCGCAACATTCGTTCCGTTATAACGCTTCACACTTCCTCCGTCCGTTAAGAACAGCACAGATGCACTCGTTGCGTCCGTAAATGCCACGCTGTACACGTTAGGAGTGACGAATGGATTAGTCATAGTCACTGCATCTAAGTCGTCTACATTGAGTTTGTAGAGCGTGTTAGCAGATACTGCGTATAATTCTTCGGTTGTTTGGTTAGTCCTATAGCCAGTTAGATGGCTAATAGCAGATGGCACCGCATCATTTATGACTGGCGCTGATCCGTCTCTTTTGCCTATCGTGTTGATTGATCGCATACAAGCATCAAAAGCGCGTCTCTGCGACCCCTGAGGCAATTGAGCAGGATTGAGGGCGGTGTTAACGCCTAATGATGGGTAAACCTCCATGACTAACTCTTGTACGTCTTCTGCGGCCATCTATCCACCCCCAAAAGCCATGTCCACATCATTCAGGCTTGGGATAAATCCACCTGATGAGTGACCGCGTGCATCGATATTCGCTTGTGTTGCTATTTTCAGGTGCTGTTGAGCTAGTGTGTAAAAATGCACTGACAAGCTCTTTGAGTTAGGCAAACTCTCTACAATCAAAGCAACCGTGTAATAAGCAAGTCCCATACTACCCGCATCAGGAAATTCGATAGCGCTTGACGTTTGTACCACTTGCGCAGGATATGTCAGGTAATGTAGCGTGTAATCCCCAACCATACCGCGCACATGAATCTGTGTGTTTGACGATTCACGCCACCAACCAATCTTCGTATCGACAAACGATGTGCGTTTAGCCGTTTCGCTGCCTGATGGATTAATGATCCTAAGCGGAGCATATAGGCTTGATATGTCCTGAGTGCCTGATTTAAACGTCACAAAACCATCTAAGCTAACCGTAAGTGGATCAGATATTTTCATTACATACGCAATTTTCGCCAGTTTTCGCAAAGCATTGTTTAAATAAATGAATATAAAGCTGTTCTGCGCGGTGTCCGTTCCCCCGATTTCTTCGATGAATGAGGCGGAAAGCTTTTTAATCGTAGGCAATAAATCGTCTGCTGTTATCATCGCTTACCACCTCTCTTTTATGGTGAGATCAGGGTTTGTGAAGCTGTAATTTTGAATGATTTGGCGCTTTGTGGACTGATAAATTTGTGCTGATCGGTCATAGTTTAGGGTTGCTACCTGACCTAGCTTTTCCTGAGTAGAAAACAATTCGTAGTACCGCATTTTGCAGTATGACGTGTATATGGTGATGTACCGATCAGGAAAATCGATTACATCAGTTTCTGTTGTGAAATAGGTGAGAATCTTGTAATAATCTATGTTCAACGTGTCAAGTGTCGGAAACGCTATAGGGAACTCTATTAATCCGTTATATATACGGTAATTTACCGATAAATCTCGGTTAATACCTGCGTCAATATCACTTTCTAGCCACAACCGATTTATTTCCTTTGCGTCTACTGGCAATGCGTAGGACAAGTCAGTTGTCGTTAACGCGATTTGGAACGTTGTAGCCGGAACATTTAGCGCTACGCCAATGTCCATATTCGCATCATTGCACCAGTTGATGATTGATTCATGTTCAATGACTGTCATGCCTGTCTCTCGGATCACTACAGAGCGAATATCTCCTAACGTAACAGCCATATCATCACGCTCCGAATGGGTCTGCGTACGCCTGCAGGTCGAATGAACCTTGAGCTGTAGCGCCATTAACGTATACAATCCGCGCATAGTACGCATGGCAATAGAATCGGAATGCTGCAGGTGTACCGCCTGTAACTGCTGCTGTATTTGATTGGTACCACGTTACTCCATCAAACGATTCCTGTAGGCTTATCGTCCCTGATTGATTTGCGCTTACTAGTCCCCTTATCTGGTTGTACATCTCCGACTTGAACACTGGTCCCTCGTATGTCGCATTCGACCCCAACGGTGTCGTTGACCGGTTCTTCACCGTTCTTATGCAGCCCATCTGTCATTCCCCTTTCGAGCATCTTTTCTAAGAGTTCATTTGTTCGGCGTTGCTCCACAATCAGCGCATTTAACGCTTCTATTTCAATTCGGTACATGATTACCTCCATAAAGAAAAAAGGGGAGCATTAGCCCCCCCTACTTCTTACCTTCCATAAGTCCGTTTTCGTTTAAAATGTCGATGAATAAATTCCAACGCTCCGAACCAGCACGCTGCGCTTCGTCCATCGTGTTAGTGATTTTATGCTTGGCCGTGAATGGAGCCTTGCGTTTAGGCTCTCCTGTTCCAGATTCAAACCCTACTCTCTGCACCATGGGATCACTTCCGAATCACTTGAATTGTCCAACTACCCGATGCAAGGTCAATGGTTGTACCCAACGGGTTAAAGAAGGAAATTTTAACGGTGTTAGCAGCTGAAACAAAACCGAACGCCATTACGCCTTGCATATCATACGGAGGAAATAACTCAACGCGGTCTCCAAGCGCAGCGCCAGTCACGGTTATTCCCGCTGTCAAAGCTCCAGCAACAGTTGCAAGTGACGCAGGGTCAACCGTAACAGTTGCAATAAATAGGTTGGTTATATAATCAACGTTAGCTGATCTGGTTTTCTTAATGCCAAGGGCTTCAGAATGAAGCCCCTTTTTAACTGTACTCATCCAAAGCCCTCCTTATGTTGGGAAGTGTCCGTAACCAAATGACCAGTCAATCGTTCCGAAAGAGCAGCGTTTAACGACTTTGTATTTCGTAACCTCTGTATCAAAGTCGGTAATCGAGCCATTCTCCGCTTTGCGACGGTTGAACCATTTTTGTGCGTTCATCATACGAGTTTTATCTGCAGCAACCCATGTTTTGCGGTTAGTAAAGAACGGATTTACCACGACTGTGATATCTCCCTCATAGATGTTGATGTTGTGATCTGCCGAATCTGGCTCGTACCCTTCACCTTTACCAGGAATTCCTGCAATCTGGAATGCACGACGAGCATTGTAAGGCGCAACAAACAGCGTGTTTGGAATAACACCCATCAAGTTTCCGCGGTCATCCTTCCATTCCTGCATAGCCACCGCCGTATCGTCCCACGCATCGATGGAAAGTTCTGCAGTTCCTTTGTTGGATTGCACATCCACAGTATTTGTCGGGCTGTACGGGTGATCTGTAGCAAACAAAGCTTTTCCATCAGGCAATGCAGCGTTGTACGTACGACCACGGAAGTCCACAGCAGCAGTTGTTTTGTCGCCGTTAATGAACCACTGAGCGCCTTGCATTTGCTCCGTTTTATACACAGCATCAGCAAGTGAGCGGATACGGTCACGGATTGCCGTAAGCTTCAGGTCATCAACAAAGTCGCGTTCAATCTCGCGGCCAAGAGAAAATTTCTTATGAGTGAAAAACTTCTGCCACAACTCATCCACATCAGCATAGAAAACTTGATTGTTGGAGTAGCCCCACTCTTCCATGAGACCTTCGCCGCCGATCATTTCAATGCTTTCAGTGTCCTTGGAAGATGATTGTACATCAAACATGAGAGGAATGAAGTCCTTCTTATTCTTCATTTCGCGCCCATACAGCTCGCGGAATACTGGTTCAAGCACATCACGATTCCATTGCAGTTTAGTTTGCATCTATGAGTCCCCCTTAACCGAACACGCGTTTTTTAACTTTAACGCGGCACGTTGCTTTATTTGTGTTGATTTCAATAACAGAGAATGGCCCGCCAGTGATATCAGAAGCAAGTACAGACAAACCGTCTGCTGCTACATCGGCCACCTCAACGCCTACAACAAACCCTACATCGGGCGTACCGGTGTAAGGAGCGTCGAACCAATCGCCCTCACGCGCAATAATGACCTCAAGCGCTTGGTTTGTCCCGGCTGCTAGTGTCTGGTTAGCAAAACCCGCAACGTTTGCTCCGTTTGTTGCTTTAGTCCAGCGGCCGGATGCAAGTTTCACCGCTTCACCTTGTGCAAATGCTTCTGCATTCGTGGCTAGAATGTGGCTTACTCGGCGTTCTGGTGATCCATAATCGTTAAATGCAAACTTAAATCCTTGTGGCATATTGATTACCTCACTTTTTCACGTATTTTTTAGCTGCTTTCGGATCTAATCCGAACATAGAAAAAGCCGATGCAAGTTCTGGAGGAACTTCCGCCTCCGACTCTGCACGGCCTTCTGTTTCGACTTGAGCGCGGAGCCCTAATCGTTGATCTTTAATTGCCTTTTGCTCCATTTGTTTCTTGGTTTGAGCTGTCAATGTGTTGCGATGTGCCAGTTCATAGGCATCTTTAGGGTCATATCCGCGTTCGATGCGCGATTGCATCTCAGGCGTAAACCAGTCAGGTGTGCCTCCCTCGCCGAATGCCTTGGAGCTTTCAGCAAGGTCGGGATAAGTAGTATAGAGATCATTCCATTTACTAGCCGTCTGTAACTGAACATCATTGCGATTTCTCTCTTCTTGCTCGTTTTGACGAGAGAGGATTGCTTTATTTGCTTCCTGCAGCAATGGATGATTATCTAGCCACGCATCTAACTTAACAGGATCTAGACCAGCATCCTCAGCCTCTTCTCTGAGTTGGTCTCTCAAATCTTTAAAGTTATTGTGCTGTCTCTGCTGTGCTTCCAACTCCATGCGATCAAGGTTGGCTAGGTAATCATCTGTCTTATCGAATCCGTTGAGTTTGGCAGCTCGTTCGAGATTCCTTTCAAGCTCAGTTTGTTTACCTCGCACCTTGTCTAGCGCATAAGCTTTTTGCACATATTCGGGGAGTTTTTCGTCAGAGATATCGAACTCCCGTTCCTCTTTATCAACCTTAACTTTGATCGTTTTCGCTGGCGTTGTGTCCTCTTTGGCAGGAGGCTCACCTTGTCCAGTTACATCGTTTTGATTGGCTTCTAACGCGTCTTGTTGTTCGTCTGGTACATCTAACCCAAACACTTCAAACGCGCTTGATATAGCCGCTTGCTGATCGTCTTGCTGTGCGGGTACGGTTTGGCTGCCGATTACCTCACTCATCTATAAAACCTCCAATACAAATAGCCCCTTGGCATGGGGCGGGGATAAGAATATATAAAAGGCCGTCCTACGACTAGGAACGGCCTGCTACTGATTGCTTTGCTGCATTTGGGCTACCTGCATTACATTTCCGAATTCGCTTTGTTTCTGTGATTGTGTCGCCTTCTCTGCATTGAGGATATAATCCCCCTCTGCCTTCATACGGTCAGTTTCCGCTTTAAACTGGTCTGTCTGCACCTTAGCGGAATCAGTCTGTTGCTTCGCTTCATCGACCTGACCGAGTTGTTTCTGCGTTTGTTCAAGCTGCTGAGTGAGTGTTTCAATCTGCTGGTTCTGCTGATCCATTTGTTGTTTAATTTGTGCTTCAGTATTCATACGCTCATCAATGATGCTAAATGGCTCCATACGCCCATTCTCGACAGTGTACTGCACAGCCTTAGCATCTATCATTGGCAGACCAGTTAGAGGGTTGATCAGATTAAACAAGTTGAATGCAGTCTGAATGTAATACTCACGGTCTGTAGGCTTTTCAACGCCTATTTTCACTGTGATATCAAACTCAGGCACGTATTCCTCTTGCACTTGCAACACCTCTGGTTTTTCTTGTCCTGTTTCTGGATCCTTAATCTTGTTACCTGTATCGTATTCAGACTGGACAGTTCCAATCATGGACTCACGACTCAGCTTTACAGACTTACCTGTGACTCTCGCAATTCGCTCTGTAGTGTAAAACTGTGCCATGTCGTAGATATACTGCCTGAAAACCTCATCCAAAGCGTCTTCAATCAATTCGGTAGCAACAATCAAACGGTTATTAGCTGCAGATATGAGCGCCTTCGCTTGCTCTCCTGATTTAACATTAGAGCTCGCTTGTCCATTGGCTGAATCAAATTGACCTGGTATCTTCTGCAACATGTCTTTGTAGTACTCGAGCAGATTGAATACCGTTTGCGGTACGTTGACACCTTGCATCTCCTTGAGACCATCTAGTCTATTTACTTCCATCATGAATCCAGCAGATGCACGTTGTTGTCTAAACTTCTCAGGTTTAAGCAACGCATCGGGTTCATACATAATTCCTGCGGTACCCTGCTTAGCCGTTGTCTCGACTGCAAGCTCCGCAAACTTATTAAGCATAATCTGCGGTTTCATCATGTCTCTCATGTACCCTTTGCCCCATGCATTATCCTCATCCGGGAACAATGTACGAGCAATTACCGGATACTGTCCATGGTCGTATACGTATGACTTATGCTCCAAGAACACGCCGCCTACAGAGATGTATAAGCAATGAATGCCATTCATCGAACCTTTTGATTTAGCCAACGCTTCGGCTGGATCTTTACCTTCTGCCAGCTTATCTGCAGCCATTTCCTCGAACAAAGTCTTGTCTTCCTTTGTCATCAGTTTTGGCTTCCCTCGATACCAATACTCAAGCAGCCCAGCTGTCTTAATATTGCTTGTTCCATCGCCCGGTGTACGATCTGAATTGAATCCGCGCTTCGAGTATTCCTCTTGATCGTAGATATAAACATCGTCCTCATCCATGTCAGGCTGAACCTTTTCGCCTTGTTTAGGAAACCGTTGTTTAAAGTACTCCATCGGCTTGCGAAAGTGGAAAATATGAGCTGCGCCTTTCTGCAAATCAATGAAATCTCTAATGCGCGGATCAGGAAAGAACGTTCCGAGATCAACAGGGATGATATCATTTTGCCCAAGGAACCGGTACATACCTGATCCACCCTCGACAGTAGGGTCATATATAACCTTGTAGATGAGTGGACCATGTATGACCATACGCCGGATAGCACGTATATGCTTCTGTTGGAACCGAATACTCTTCAGTTCATACGGCATATATGCAGTTAGCTCTTGCGCCTTCTGTTCATCGTTAGGCTCAGGTGGCTCAAACTCAGGATATGGCATCCATGAGCAAAGTTTGGCCGTTATACTCTCGATCTGACTCCACGCGATATTATCAACGCTGTTAGGGCGCATCTGACTGACCTCTGGAGGACGCAAGCCATACCAATGGTCTCCACTGTAGAATCGTTGTTCCTCTCGCCACATTGGTTCCACACGCTGTCTATCACTTTTGAAGTATTGATAGTCGTTGTACGACATATCAACAAGCTTCTGTTGCTCAGGTGTATTAATAGGCTCCTTCTCTGCTGTGTCAGATGATCCAAACACGCCCGCAAAAGCTTCCTTGGCTTTGTCTATGACTGACATTCATTCACCTCCTAATCCTCTAAATCAACACTATCATCGTCGTGGTAGCTCATTGGCTTTCTCTTAGGTGCTGATTCGCGCTCCACTTGCTTCTCGTGGCGCTTGTATTCACCGTAGTCCTTCGACATGAGTTTATTCGTTAGACGGTCAATTGTACGCTGCTGCGACCACATAACCCAACAGGCAAATATCATCGCAATAAAAGCTATTGATGCAAATACCCAATCCATGCTATCACCTCACCAAAACGTTTTTGATGTCCGGTCATCCTCGTCATCTCCAGACTGACTTCTAAACGACTTCCTGAACTCGTCCATAGTTTCGAATGTTGTTTGCCTTTTATCCTTGTTCCATACTTCAATCCTGCCACCCATTTCAAATACTTGCTCTCTTCTTGCGTATTCCGCCACGTTTCTGGCGTTAATTGACACCATACCAACATCATCGTAAGTGATAGCTATATAAATCATTTATCTACCAAAACCCTCCGTAATTTGAGTTGCCTTTGTCATCATCGTCGTTATCAAATCTATCAACGCGGCTGGCTTTATTCTCCTTCTCTTTGTTGAACGGAAACGGCATAGGCATAGACATGCACCAATACCTAATGGCATCGGGTATGTGATCCAGCGAATGAGCAGCAACATCTTCGGGATGAGTGTCGTCGTGCACCATTGATGGAATTGCCTCTATTGTTTTGATACATGTGTTGAATATCTTCAACTTGCTATGTTTGTATGTCTTTCCCGTTGCTCCGTCCACGGCATCATGGGGATGTAACCACTCCCTCATTCGTTTCCAGCCGTTGACGCGCTCCTTCTTCGCCTGCCTTAATGTAATTCCCATCCGCTGAAATATATCAGCAGGAGTGACGTTTTCGACTCTCGACCTATTCCAGAATGATGTATCAGCCACGCTATACACATATTCCTCATCTACTGGTGACAGCTTACGAACTGCTGCAACTTGCTCGCTAGTGACAAGCTTTGATTGCGATAACTCGCGGTACAGAATGGCATCATTTGTCTTGGGATCTACCGCAAACCATAGACACACAAACGGATCGTTATAACCCTCGTCCATTGCCCTGTATCGTTTCCACTCCCTCGGTATAGCGAAAGGTTCAATGACGTTCACAGCGCGAGAGAAGCTTGAGAAGAACTGTCCCGCAAACGAATCCCAGTCACCTTCTAACAATTGCTTTCGCTCAGCATCTGCAAGTGACATGAGCCGAGCAACATAACCAGGATCATTGTCTATGAGTGCTTTATTGTCAAAAACATTGGCTGGTATGAATATGCGCCTGCGAATGATTGGTTCACCTGCACTCGGCATACCATCCGGCCAATGCAATACATTTCCGTTATCGTCATACTCTTGCATGTGATGCACTTGTTCAGGAGGTCCTATATCAACGAATCTCCGCTTTACCCAACTGTGACCAACGCCACCGGGGTTAGTAGTGCTTTTAACAGATCGCGGATAAGGAGTGCTACCACGCAAACGAGATAGCATGTATGTGTACCAACGCTCTTCGAATTGGGTGAGCTCTTCCCATCGAATTACGTCATATTCTGCACCTTGATAATTCATGTAGTTTGAATCGTTGTCCCAATACGCTAATTCAATAACGCTTCCGTTAACGAAGACCCATTCATGTTTTGATTGATTGTACTTGCCTATCGCCTTCTGGTACACCTGTAACGTCCTCATAATGATTGAACGCTGTAAGTCAGGAAATGTGCGCCTGAATATGATTTGTCTGCTGTGTGGATATTTGAGTGCGTATTTCAACGCATCCCATATCGTCGCTTCTGATTTACCGCCGCCAGCTGCACCGCCGTACAGTAATTCGTCGATATCTTTTGCTTGATGGTATTTGCATTGCCTTGGTTGCGGCTTGTATGGTATCTGAATGACTGCCATACAATCACTCCATTCCTGCGTCAAACACAACGGTCAACGTTCCCTCAGTGTTCACATCAGCAACTATTTTATCTGTCGGTTTATAACCAGCTCGATCAAGTAAATCTCTAGCTGCTACTAACCTATCTTTAGGTGGTACACCGGGATCATTCATGATCTCTTTCAATACTCCATAAGCTTCAACAGCATCAGCAGTGAACAATTCTCGCAAATCCCTGTTGAGATTCTGTTCGGTTTTGTTGAGATATTGTTGAATCCCAACATTTTTCAACAACCTACTACCTTGACTATATGCTGTTTTTTCACTGTAACCTGCAGCTATTGCTGCTTGAGTCATATTACTACTCTTGAGGTACTCAGTGACAAATATCATCTGTTTTGGACTCAAGTCAGCCATTCGATCACTCCCCTATAACACAAAAGTATATTGTCGCTCCAGACACAAACCCTACGCTGCCCAATACGTTAATGGACAACACTGTAACGCCTGTAAATGCCCTCGCCGTAGCCGATACGTACTTGCCTGCTAAATTGATCTCTCTCAACTCCGCGCTAGGTGTATTTATCGCCGTTGAATTGCTCAAGCTGCTCACGAACGCCTTGTACACCACACCCAGCAACGATTGTCCTGTAGCAGTGCCATCATCTGTGAAGTAAAATGTCGCTATCCCTGAAACGTTAGTGACTGCCTCTCCTGTGATGATCTTTGCGTTAGGATGCTGTACTAATGCGTCAATGTAGTTCATGTTCCCTCCATCGCGTGCAGCGTACCGGTACCGCTCACCATTATCGCCGTAATCGTTCCTGTGTAAATCAGCCCTCGTGGAAACTCGTACCTTTGCCCAGCATATAACTTAATTGTGTTGCTCGTTGTTGCCCCTGTTCCTAAACGCACTAGAATGGGCAATAGCCCCCCATTTACTAATAAGAGGTATTTACGCGCTGTTGCTGCTGCCAATACTGTTACAGCGCTTGTCGTGACGCTTATAACAGCATGTGCGACACTAAGTGGAACTTGTGTCTCTTTCACTGTTTGATCTGGCATCGTGCCTATATTAATGCTGCTTGCAGGATTATCTAAGTTAATGTGTAACGGATTAGGCCACGTTAATGTTATACCAAGATCTTCTAACTGGTTTAGCAGCTCTATAACGATCGGCTGCTTTAGCATGACTTCTCCATCAATCTCGAAATCTCCGTGCTCGATGGATACCGACTCATTTACCGTCAGAGTCTGTGTCTCTTTCACCATATCGTTAAACTGTTCCGCCGTTAATCCATCCTGCAGGTGATATAGTTGCTTATTTGTCATGCATATAGTCACATATCCGTTGAGCTCGTTAAACCAATCAATGTCCGATACTTTGATATACCTCTTTGTGTTGTCTCTCTGGGTGATTTCGATAAATCCTTTTTCCATCTCATCACCATCCTTATTCGCCTCTAGCCCCTCTAAAAAACATCAACGTACCCATGACAATGACCGCATATATCAAACATATGAGTTTAATCATCGCCCCTCCACTTCATCCATCCACTCTTTTGCTAGGATCAACTTAACGTACTCTAGCATCCCTAATGTCTCAGCGTATGTCGGCCCACCATCATGCTCATACTCGATTGTTCCGTCAATCTGGCTCATCTTTATGGTGATCGTCTTCTCCATCGTCATCCCCTCCAAAGAACGCATACATCGCATATTGCCATAATAACCAGTTCCCTATTGCATATATGGATATGGCGTCTAGGTCAGTCACACTATCCTCGATACTCTTTTTCGCTGACTTCTTCCCTGCATTTGGGGCAATAGTAATAGTGTGAATTCCATTCGTATCCTACCTTTAATGGCGTTCCACATTTATGGAGTGTTTGTTTCATTGTTTCATCTCCCCAAACAAAAAGAGAGCCGCTAGGCCCTCCTTACGATTTTTCATCCAACTTTCTTTCCAACTCTTCCGTCTTTGCCGCCTGACCTTTTTGGAATGGCATCCAGTCCCATTGACCGGGTTCAGTTCCTTGATTAACGGTTGGTTGGAAGTATAGTCCCTCAGGATTGAGCACACACAATCCCACATCTGTCGGACTATTTACAATCGTAATGATTGCAGCGCGATCCACTGGTTCATATGCGCCATCCTTGCTACCTCTGCTTTTGTAATACACTACTCTTCCTACTGTTGGAATCATTTTATTCCTCCTAAGTTATCCTATAACGAAAAAAGAGCCTTATCGGCTCTCCTGTCGCGCTGGATTGTTCGTTCTCTGAAAAGGATATGTGAAGCGCAAGGGGCGCTTGTCACCAATTAAATTCCGTATGATTCCTTCAACGTTTTCAACGACTCATTAATTTCATCGTGTACGTTGTGGCCGTTCTTTTGTAGCTCGATCAGTACAGCTAGGTATTCGCGGCGGTTGTAATTCTTTTCATAATCGTCATGTCTAGCGGCATCCTGTGCTGGCACACATTCTTCAGTGAGCAAATTAAAACGTTTAAATGGCACTAATTGACGCGGTTCGGAATCTTTGTCGATATTCATTCCTGGTACGTATGTTACAGCTTCAGCAACAGCGTAGCTTCCATCTGGATTCTTTTGCTGCGTTGTGACTTGTACGATGCATCCGCCATCAACATTCGCTACCTTCGTCGACTTCATCCAACCTTGCGATTGAGAAGATGCCTTACATAATAGCGTAAACGTGTCACCGTCTCCGTATACTTGCAAGTCAGAAATGTTTGCTTTAGCTCCACGAACATCTGTGATTCCTAGATCCTTTTCTGTCATCTTCGTATCATCCTCTTCGTCAATATAATGCTAATCAGACCCACGCCGTCGGGGCGAGTAACCGTACGCTTTACCCGTAACGGCGTGGTGTCCACATTACTATTATACCACGGTTGAAATGACAATATTGTTATAATAATGTTAGTTATGCTAGTTTCAGCCGTGGCGCTTTCGCACTTACAAGCCTGATATACCCGTATGCGTAATTAGTGCGCTTGGCGATCTCCGTAAGCGGAAGGCGTTCAATGTCTCTCATATACGCAACTCTTGCCGGAAGCTCATTCGCGTTCTCCAATAAAATCTCGATTTTGCGGAACAGCTCCATCTTCTCGTCAATATACGCTCTCACAGCTTCCAACTTCGCCATAGCCTCGTCGTAATTGTATAGTGCCACATCTAGTGGCAGATACGTGTTGCGGTCCACACGGCTGTTGTAGCAATGTTTCTGAGCTATCTCCGCTTGTTTGACTAAATCGTCTTCTCTGCCCCTTAAAATCTCTAGTTCTGCAATTAGCTCGTTGAATAAGCTCTGCATCCTAATCAGCCCCTTGATTAGTTTATTTGTTGAGCGTCCCCGTAGAGACGCTCTGTATGATTAAATTACTCGATTATGTGAAGCGGTTGTACCTTAGCATCCAGTGTTAACATTCCGTTTTCAATCTTCACCATTGTTATCTCAGTGACTACACCTAGCACCTTAGTTCCTTCGCTATCTTCAGTTTCGTAGACTTTTCCAACGTAAAAATCCAGCTTTTTCTTCAAAGTTATTTTTACGTTTTCAACTCCGACTTCAACTTCCGACTTAAGCACTAAGCTACACTCCTTTGCGACTGCTGTTCAAGGAATGCGACTCGTGCGGCGAGTGCTTCGTGTTCTGCTCTCGTAACCGCTTCTCCTGCACCTTCCACACCAGTGTTTCCTTCAGCCAGTCCGTGTTCTGTCCCTTCGCCACTGGGAATGAATAGGGGTGGATTCACCAATGGGGTATTTGCCAGAGCTTCTTGATCCAAACGTTCGGCTTCAAGAGCTGCTTGATGGTCTCTATCTTCCTTTTCTTTGCGAAACTGCAACAACTCTTCTTTGTCCAGAATCCGGTAAATGCCTTCGTTGAAGTAGTGGTAGCGGATTTCTTCATCCGTTTCCGCGAGGTTAGCGAGCTTATGAGTTTGTGGCCCTACTACTGGCTCCCACCGAACGTTATAAATAGCCGGACGCTTCGCCAGCGCTTCTTGTACACTCTCGTTTGATTCAATTTTCGCATCTACCGGCTGAGCATTTTTACTGAGCTGCTCCCGTAGCTTAGTGATCTCCGATTCCTTGTGATCGTCTGCCGCTTTATATTCTTCAATCTGCTTGCTGGCATTATGTAACTTGGTTTCGAGGTCGTTGACCACCAATTCCAGTTCTTTCTTGCCTTGGTATAGCAGTTTGTTCTCTGCTTCCGAATCGTCCAAACGGTCCTGCATTGAATCAATCTGCCGTTCCAAACTCGCCTTAACGCTTGCAGCATTAGCCAATTTGTTCTGCAGCGCCGCTGTGATGATCGTCATTTTCTCTTCTAACGGAATGAGGTCTGTGCTAAGTAAATATGCAAGAGGGATCTCGTCCGTTGTTCCTGGCATTGTGAGTTTTTCAAAGGACTCAACCTCTACTTTAGTTTCTGCAGACTGCTCCGATCTCAACGCAGCTAACTTATCCTGCACCGTGTCCAACTCACCCTTTAACGCACTGTGTTGGTATGAGTCAAATGGGTCAGATTGAGCGATTCTTTCAATCTCGTTTGTGTAGATGGTTTCCTGCTCTTCCAACGCCTTAATTTCCTGTTCTAATTGGCTCATTTGAGACCTCCCACAATTTTTCATCTCTTATAATTATATCACTATGACATGTTAATGAGTAGCAAATACACACAATATTCCTTATAATATAAGTAATAAATCAAATTATTCATTTAGGTATTAAAATACATAATAACATGTCATATCGAACACTTTCACATTCTAAGATTAACCCGCTACAAGCAACTATTATGACCTAAATCACGTAATCTTTTCTCAAATGATCTCACTTCTAGCATCATTAATCGTCGTTTATATCGATCCTGCTCTCTATCTGCCATTTCAATTAGTCTTAATATTCTGACACCATTATTCATGCCGCTTCATCCTTTGGCATTAATTTATTTAACTGTGAATACAATTCATTTAATATCTTGGCAAAGTAGTCACGTCTGGCTTTATCTAATTCATCACTCATCAATTTCTCGCCATGTTCAATTCTCTCTATCGTGATGTAATAGTCTCTGTTTTTCATGAAATGGGCTAGTTCGATCATTGATCCTTGTATTTCTTCCAATGTATCCAGAGCCCTATTCCGTAAATGGCCGAATATATTAATTGCCCTGTGATCATATTGAGAATCCACCATCGCTAAATATCGTTCTTTTAAGAATCTTACCGTCTCACACCTTCGATCCTCTTCTTCTTTCTGCAGTATACCTAAGTATTCTTCGTGTGTTTTCGGGTCCGTAATCGGTGGTGAGTCTAAACTGTACAGATCGATTTGCTCGTACACGCTACACCTCCCGAATGAACTGAAATCGTTTTTCAAACTCCAATCTTACTATTCCTGGACTACCACGACGAACCTTTTCTTTCACCATAAAGTAATCTATATCGCTATGTTTCTTAACTTTCTTTCCGTCCACCTCGACCTCTTCAACCTTTGGCTCTAAGAAGAATAGACCATCACACTCGTTACGCATTTTCTTTGCGCCTTCTAGCTTTCCTTCGTCATTAAGCTGTGCTAAAGCAATTACCGGCACACCAAAATCCTGCGCAAATGTCTTTAATTTCTTGGCTAAATAGCTCATGATTTGATATTCTTGCATGTTCTTTGTACTTTCAACCTCCATCCGCCCTACGTAATCCACGATAATACAATCAATTTGACCGTATTTGCGCTGCGCGATCTTAGTTAGCGCCTTTACTGAGTCCGGCGTTAGGTTGGATATTTGTGATACCAATAGCGGACTCATAGAGAAGTCTGCAGCCCACTTATCAAACCGTTCTTTATCACTTAGACTAATATCACCGCGCTCGATGCTTGAGTAAGGGATTAATGTCGCCATGCTTGCCCAGCGGTTAACCATCTGTGTTAAGTCCATCTCTGTGTTAAGATAATAGACTCGCTTCTTGTTGTGGTGTGCCATGATCCGAGTTAAATTCATCGCCATCGCCGTTTTACCATGACCACTCTTTGCAGCGAACATGATAAAATCTCCAGGTCGCAATCCATGTAACGCCTCGTCTAAGCCCGGGAAACCCTGTATAGCGCCATTGACCGCTTTATAGCTAAGCGATACACCATTTACCTTACCGGGTGTCTTCATGCGTTCTTCTAGCGCGTCTGATGCGGTCTGTACTGCCTCCGCTATCTCGACCATATGCTTTCCACCGACAATTCCGTATTTTTCGGGCAAATACATGTTTACGATTTCTTCAGCGGCCTTCGGTTCAAAGGTAGGATCGTTTATAAGATCTATTAGCCCCTCAGCCATTCGCTTGAATAATGATCTATTCTTCGTTTTCACCAATGCATCCATGTCACGCTCAATACTGTTCGTCTTTGCTCCGGCTATAACAGCATCTTGAATCCAGTTCGTTGCGTTTGGGTACTGCCTGCGCATTTCAGAAGCATCCGGGAATTTACCGTTCTCGTATATCTTCGCCATCGCTTGGAACATGGACCGCGTTTCAGGTATGGAAAAATGATCGTCTCCAAACTCTGAAAGGAACAATTCTAGGAAAGTGCGATCGAGCATCGCCTTGCCGATTGCTGCTAGTTCGTTTTGTCTCAAAACATGTCCCTCCTCATTTCCTCTACCAGTTGTTCGCTACGCTTGTTTTCTTCTGCAATAACTTCCTCATACTTCCTAACTGGGGCATCGCCTTCTTTTAGTTTAAATATGGCGACATTTGAAATCTCCCATTCGCTTTCCCACTGACGTTGGTTCAAGAAGGTTAACGGAGATAGCCATGCTCTATCAAACTTGCGAACATTTCTTTCATGTTCGACGAATGACTTGTACCTTTGGAAACCAGCCATAACTTCCTCAGGATTAATCTTCTTTGCTTTCCAGTACGTCTGCCACTTTTTCAGGCAAGGAGCTTTGCCATCTTTCTTGGGATACACTCCCCAAAATGTTTCAAAACTACTGTCGCATTCGTTAGAATCGACTATATGTTTTAGTTCTTCTTTATTATTATCATTATTGTTTGTATGCTTTTGAAATGCTTCTGTTATGCTTTGTTGGTGCATTGGTGGTGCTTTTGCACCTTCTGTAAGTTGATAAACATCATAATTTATAACGGATAAGTACGTTTTTTTGGTGGTGCTTTTATAAGCCAACATTTGGTCACTTACGAGACAATCTAAGAACCGCTTAACTTTACGATTTGACCACTTCCAATGACGTTCCATATCGCCCATTGACCATATTGTTGACCCTCTTTGAACGGTCTCAAGTGAACCATTATGCGTTACCTTTCCCTCCGAATGATTGACACGCATAAGGATATCAATCCATGCTTCATACTTACTAAAAACCCTGTCTTCTTGGTACAACCAATGCTTTTGAATATCCCGATGTAAGCTAATATATCCCGGCACGATACCACCGCCTAACTTAGTTCAATTAGATGAGGAATCCCATGCATGTGTGATTTTAAAATTGCTTTTTGCGCTCGAGTTGTTGGAGCGTCCAGGATTCTGATACTGACGTTTTCTTCAAAATCACCGTCTTTAACTTTTGATATATAGTCCCATGCTTCAAGCACTTGAGTGTTGTCATTCCAATTCACATAAAAGTGAACATCTTTCAATAAATCAGACGAATGCTTCAACCAAAATTCAATAATCTTCGGTTTCTTTAATGATCGTTGATAGGCTGCCTTCATTTCATTTTTCAACTCTCGATAATACCCACGTTCTCTTTTTAACTTTTTGGCCATATTAATGCAGCATCCTCTCATATCACTCTCGTAAGAAACTTGCTAGGATTACGTATAATAATTTCAAGAATGACTTTCCCCAACATACCTAACGAGATCAGGCACTATTTTGCTTTTGTTCATTTGCTAGACGAGCGTTGTATCTTTCTTCGATCCGTGCAATTACCATGTGCACTCGCCTCCATGCTTGCTCAGACATTTCCTTGCCGTCATGTCCAATAGGCCTCACGTGTGACTCCCCCTTATGCTAGTTCCTTCTTTGTTTTTCGTGCACTTTGTTTTACACTTGAAATAAAAAAAATATCCCTTACATCTTTTTGAAAATAATTTGCAATCTTAAGACCGATTTCTAAAGAAGGAGGACTGCCGTTAGAAATCCTGATAACCGTTTGCCGTGTAACACCAATTTCACGCGCAAAATCGCTCTTGTTGATACCTTTACTTTCCAAGAGCAAGTTCAGAGTGTTTTTCATATTTAACATCACCAGCCCTTTCGTGCTATACGTTTTACATTATTAATAATAAACTCGTTTTACACTTTCGTCAACATGTTGCACAGTGCTGAATGAATATTTGTTTTACAATGTGGTTAACATGTTTAACAGCACGGTTAATAGAATAGGAGACTACTATGGAACCAATAGGCGAGTATTTAAAAAAATTAAGGACTCAACTAAAATTATCATTTCGGGAAGCAGCTGAGAAAAGTGGCTTAAGTCATTCATACATCAGGTATCTGGAAGAAGGGAAGCGACCGGGATCTAACTCACCGATCAACCCCACTCCAGAAACACTAAAGAAGTTATCTGAAGCTTATAATCACATGTATGAAGATTTATTATTTAGAGCTGGATACTTGAATGGTCAAATGTTTATAGACGCTGAAGGACATACTCGTACCTTGACAGACGAAGAAACTTCCCAACATATATCTATTATTTTAAGAGAACAAAACGAGCGAGAAAGAGCGGATATCGGTTTGATTCTGGAGAGAGAACCTTCTGTTTATTTCCACGGAAGGCCATTAGATGCAGATGAAATACGTAGAATTAACGATATGATTAAATTGTGGCTGCAATAAAATAAGACCGCCTAGGCGGTCTCTTTGGGGTGTTTAGAGTGTTTTCGATGTCTACCATTCATTAGATCAAAGATCTCTGTTGTAGCGGCTGCATGGCCTTTAACGCCTTCTTCAATATCGATGCAAATATCCATTACCCTCCAGTATAACGAAGAGTGATCTTCCTTCATCTAAATCTCCCCCATTCAAGAATAATTAAAGAGTAAAACTAGGGTCTTTAAGCATTTCATCATCAATTATATTCGCTATTAAAGTAAGGAATTCATTTATCGACCGTTTTGGGCTACGTTCACTCTTTGATAGCATGGTTTCCAATGCTTCGATTTGTTCATTACTTAAAAGTGATATCCATTCACTTATTACCGTGTCTGTTTCTCCTGCTTTAGTTGTCTCTACTCTATCATCTACCAGCACGGTTGTATCTTCCATTCCTGGAACGTATAAGCTGCCTTCGATCGGATAAGACTCGTTGTTTACTGTGATCATAATATTACCCTCCATTTTGAGGGCAACGCCATCTGTGGGTTGACTTATGTAGAATATATTAGTGTATAATTACTCAGATGGGCGCTGCCCGGTTTGTTTTTTTGTCACCTATATACTTTGGACGGTGAATAGGTGAATGGTCGTCTTCTTATGAAGGCGATTTTTTATTTTACTACGTTCAAATATCTTGGTTTTGGCTTCTTCACTGCAGCAACTTCTCCAGTAGTATTATTTTGTAAGTATTGTTTCCCATTCTCGTTTTTATACATAGAGTACGTATCTATTCCATTTTCTTCACAAAACTCTTCCATTATCCCCTTCTGCCCCTGGCGTCTCCTTAATTCACTTACTGTTGACATTAAATGTACAACGAACATAGTTACTGTAACATTCTGATAGTCCCAGAGAAACTCTTCAACAGTATGCCCAATTTTCTGGTCTGATCCTCTGCTTTCTATCATTTTCTTTGTGTAGAAGTAATCCTTCCTCTCATATCGATTACCATCAAACTCTTTATCTATCGGAAAAATAGTTTCAAATTCATTGGGTGTAAGTGACGAAAACGCCGCTTGAATGAAGTCCATAGTTCGGAATCGAAGATCTAGATCGTCGCAACTCATACCTTCCTGAGATTGGCGATTTATCATGTTCACCCCATAAAATACGAGGCGCTGCCTTTCAATAAGCTCCACCTCATCAAACCGTACGTCCGATTCAATGATGCGATCCACGCAGCGGATATAAGCATTCAAATAAAGACGGTATATATCAGGTTTAATTTTTGGAATGCTCTCGATGACCTTAAACACATTGTTTCCCCCTTATTTGGCATCCCCATATTCTTTTTCGATGTTTGCTTTAATCCCTAGTGTTGTTATCTGCTCATGTATAAAGATGCGTCCACGTTGCGTCCATCGAGTATTCATCTTCACGTCAGGCGTACCATCTCTGTGTGTAATATCGAATGAATATGATTGCGTATATCCCTTATTCGCATGCTTGCTGTAAAGAACCCACTGCTTATTCACTAGATATTGAATAACTAGGTCATGAAGTATTTTGTTGAGTTCAGCACCGCTTAGTCCATAGTCTTTAGCAATTTGAGTAGTAGTAACAGTTCCTTTGGATTGAAGAATCGTATCGAGATAAGCAATTTTAGGCATATGCTTGATGATTTTATTTTCTAAAAGGATTTTTTGATTCTCCAGTTCCTTACGTTGCCTATGTTCTTCAATCCATCTCTTAGCTCTATCCTCAGGATCTTCTAGCATGTATGAAGGAATTCGTTCACTTCCTTGTTTCTGAACGGTTGGAAGCATGTCTTCGTAAAGCCAATCTTGAAATGTCATTGCCTTTGGCTGTCCAGATTGACCGAGTACACGATTGAGTGAAAAATTGGATATAAACTTCTCACCAGTATTGTGTAGTTTTCTAACATGGCGATTCACCATGTCTGAATTGCTCAATTTATAAATGTGTTCTTCCTTGCAAAACTTCAAAACTTCATTTGTTGCTGATGCACCTTGATATTCCAAAATTGCAGCTACATCTTTCGCGCTAATAATGAAGTCTCCCTTGAATGATATTGACACATCATCATTCCTCAATACCAAAACTTCATGGCCTTCAAACATTATCAACTTATTCATTTACCTTTCCTCCTTGTTTTACTGCTCAACGCAGTATAAAATAGCCATAATGGATTTAAACTACTTCTAATGTTTCCTTTTCAATCAGTTCTTCGATTGAGTTCAATTCAAATATTTTAACAAGCTTCAGAGCAACATCAACTGTTAACCTTCGTTGACCACGCTCTATTTTAGAATAATTAACTACAGACATACCAAGTTCAGATGAAACATCTGCTTGATTCAAGTATTTAGTTCGTCGATGTTTTTCAATGCTAGTTTTTGGATATGACATATTAACACCACCTTTTGTATCCGTTTTGTTTATCACGGATTAAATATATAACCATTTTGTTTATAAGTCAATGAGTGGAGGCACATATTTTGGAACTTTTTTCTGCACGTTTAAAATGGATACGGGAAAAGAAGGGAATGACTCAAAAAGAAATTGCTGACATGATCGGAATGTCTGCAGCGGGATACGGCAAAATAGAGAATGGACAACGAGAACCGAACTTAGAAACACTTGTTAAACTATCAAGGATAGTCAATGAAAATTCAGATTTTTTAATAGGGTTAACAAATTACGATAGAGAAGCTAGGATATTATTTTACAACTATGAAATTTATCAATCAGTTTTCGAATCTTTCAACCCTGACTGGGAGACTCCAGAACTTTTTAAAAAGAAAAAGGAATTACGAGAACTTCATCATCATTTCTATCTGAAGTTTTTAGATTACGCAAAAGATATACCATTTATTAGTGAAGAGTCACTGAAAAAAGTAGAAATAATTGAAAACCCATCGAGAAACAAAGAAGATGTAATAACAGTTAGAACTGAACCATTGTAATCTGACTTACCGACTATAAGTCATAAAATGAAAAAGACACCTAATCGCTAGGTGTCTTTTTCTAGAATTATATCTTCTACATGCCCGTTATCCGATTGCATAAACGTCTTAAGATGCCCTCGCGATCCACGAGGGCATCCCCAATAAATAGAAATAATTTATTTTAATATCATCAAATATTAATCCTCTGAATTCTCATATAATAATTTTATCATGTCATACTTACTTTGTATTTCATCCCCGATACGCATCAAACTTAACTCTAGTTCTTCCAAAAAACCAGGTAACGCTTTTGGTGTTAATACCGGAATTATGAAATTGGACCTCTCATAAAATTTGGATTCATATAGGAATGATATAAAAACTGAATCCACTTCTGTAACATTAATATCATCATTAATAATAGTAGCTTCAAACATATTTCCTTCAAAAACAATCAACGGATAATAAAAATTTATGTCTTCTATATCATTAGAGTATTGTTCATCAATTCCTCTATTATACAAACTTGACTTTACAGAAGAGGTAATCGCTTTAAATATCATCTCACCCGTTTCATTACCTTTAAAAGCTTCAAAATATCCTCTGGCTACATTACTTTTCTTTGAAAAAGGGTGCACACCTTGTAATTTATCTATAATACTAAGAGGTATTACACTTCTCTTGCGTGAAAATACAAAAATGTCATCTAACCCTGGATCGCTTCCTGTTTTATCTGAAGACATGAATACCCACGGTTTATTATCACTTTTCTTACATTCAATATGAATAGAATTTCGTACAAACACCTTTTTATCTTCATCTAGAAATGTATAGTTTTTAATTGCTCGAATGTCAATTTCCCTAGATTTCCCTTCTTCTTCATCAACATAAAATTTACTATGAGTCACGTAATAATCTCTATTGATAAGTAGATTTCCAATCCGTATTTCTAAAGGAAATCCCGTTTTGTTAATTTCTTTCTTTACTCTTTCAATCAAGTCTTCATCTGTTTTCATTAATATTGTACCTCCATCATCGTATGCTCGATATTTTGTTAAGTATTTTTTTTATAGAATCATCGCTAGAATGAATGTTATTGAATATTCTACACTTCCAATTATGCTAATATCAAGAAGTGATTCAATATACTATTTTCTAGAAAATAGTACTTAATAAAAGTTACTCATAACATATTAGCTAAAGCATAGCCTAGTGTTGTGCTTTTTTTAGCCAGATATGGATTACGAATTGTATAATTACGAGTTGCTTTCTAAATAAACCCTTAGCTCCCATGGTTATTACTGTTTGACTATTTTTGAAACGGGTGGTGCTGTTATATGAACTTTAATCCTGAGAATAAGATTTTTTGTCCTGAATGTTATGACTATCTGAAGGAGGCTGCCAATGATATAAAATTTCCGTTGGAAGCATTAGGCATGGATATGGTGCATGATGATTCAGTGGATTGTGATATTTGCAATTCTGAAATTCTTCAGGAGGCAGAAAGCTATCTAGTACCTGAACATGTCCTAGAAAATATGGGTGACACGCTTTCTGAGGATATCGGAGGATGTCAACATTGTGAAGGCGACAGACGATCGGCAATGGTTAATGCTTACAATAACGATCCTTTTGATCGAACATCAAGGATGGATGAGTCTATAACAACTGGAACAAGTGTTTCATATCACCTTCAGGAAAATGGAGTTCCGTTTGAGTTAGTTGATTTGTTTGCTAAATTAATTGTGTGTCGTTGTGGATATGGACGAGATAGATACAGCCATAAACATAATCCAGACGGAGGAATTTTTGAACCAGAAGATGACATATTCACTCAAAGCAGTATAGCTGATTTCTGGGGATTTGATATTCCTGAATTCTTAGAGTTCACGGAACAATACGGTATTGATCTTTCAACGGATGACTTTATCGATTTTCGTGATCACCTGATCCACTATCCAATGTTAGGAACGGAACATGAAACTGGCAAGAAGATTCTCGAAGCATTGCGGATTCACTTTGATCAAAATAAATATGTCCCTCTATGTGCATCATCTATATTATTTAGAGGCCGGACCAGAAAAAAAGATAGTCAAAAACCTTATAGCGTCGATGGAATGTGGTCCCCACCACCTGGCCTTCCACAACACGGCCGATTTAATACCATTGGTGTTCCTGTGTTATATGTTACAAATAAATTAGACGGACTGCCGTTTGAGGTGCATCCAGCTTCAGATGATCTACTAGATATAGCTGAATTTGAACTCCAGAAAGACTTAAAACTATTTGATATTGGAGTTTTTAACAAAGAGTTCACCGGTTTCTTTAATGAAGTGAACGAAGAATCGAAACCATTAAAGAAAGCCTATTTACTACCCAACTTTATTGGAATCTGTTGCAGTTACATAGGTTATGATGGTGTGCAGTATAATGGTGTCCATCTGTCAGCTGGTACCTATACTAATTATGCACTGTTTAATATGGAACAAAAGCATCTACCAACAGTTAATCCCATTGTCACATATGATCCTGAAATATCCTATCGACTAAAAAAGATTACACAGAACACGGAATTTTAAAATTCATTTATCGAACTTAAATCTACAAAAACTAAAGATATTAACTCAATATACCAGCAGCGGTCTAAGCCTTATCTTTCACGGCGATCGCTGCTTTTATTTAGAACAAAGAGTCTTAAGTATCATTTCTCTATACCTACACAATTTCCAATTACTTTCCGATTACATAGTTACATCTAATCATGGGAGAGTGTGGAAATGAAGTTTTTGCGAGAGCCTATGGTATTCCCTTTAAAAATGTTCGTTATATACTTCGGAGTGAAAATTTGTATATTGTACTTTAACGACATGGAATTCACTTTTAGATCCGAGTTTTTAGAAGCTATCGGAGTCGCATTCCTTTTGTTATTAGCATATGCAGTAGCCAGTGTAGTCCCATTTAATGATCAGCATTCCTCCCCGCTTATAATTCAAGAAAGCTTATTAAGAAAGATTAAGAGCAGGACACAGTATATTATATTGGAAAAATACAGAGGGGTTTATAATATGCCTCGGATAAAATTTGTAGATGAAAAGTTATGTCATACATATACTGCAATTGATAGCCCTGAACAGCTAATAGTTAAAATTGATGCCTACATAGATATTCTTTGCGAGCTCAACACAGGATCTGCTGATCGGTATATCAAAAAGCTCGAAAACTTGAGGACTGAAGCTCGATACATGATGCTGAACCAAATCCAGAACACGGTAAATTTATGAAGAAGTCGTTTGTTGCACTTGCCTTTACTCTGCTAATGTTTGTATTCATTTCTTATCCAGTATCCTCACACCCTGGAAGAACCGATGCTAATGGAGGGCATACATGTAGAACTAATTGCGAGAGATGGGGATTGGAATACGGAGAATATCACTTTCATAATACTGTTAACAGAACAAATAAGACTGAGGATAATAGCATTATGGGAGCCTTCATTATCTGGGGAATTGTCGGTGCCATTGTTATTTATTACATAGCCAAATTTATTAGAAACACCTCTTTTGAACGTCCAGTTCGTAAACGTATAGACATAACTCCTGCACTTAAAGAACCACCACCTCCAGACGAACCAATAACGTTTTCAGGCGTTATTATTAAACGTGTCTATAGGAAGGTTCCATTCTTTGTTGCGAGATTCATTAATAATGAAGGTGAATGCTTTACAATCGTTGGGAATTACGAAGACCGACTATCTATAAACAAAGAATATGTCATTGAAGGTGTAATTACTCATCATCCAAGGTATGGCCAGCAGATAAAGGTCAAGAAAATAATAAAGAAGTAGCACCATTGAAGTGGGGCTACTTGTTGGAATCATCCACTTCGAATGTGATACTATCAATCACAATTACATGAAAGGAGCTTTTTACATGTCTAATTCTCTCAAACATTTAACTGAATGGTTATCTAAAAACAATTTTTCGGAACCAAAAAAGGATGCAAGAAATCATTTTATAGCCTATTCAACAGAAAAAGGCTCAATTTCAATTCGAACGATTAATCGTGCTTCATATCAACCACACGTAAATTGTGTGAGAAGAGATATATTTGAGGCACATAAAGCATTAGCAAAAAATCGCGGATGCAGCGCTCTTTATTACGTAATTTTTCTTGAAGGTAACGGAATTCAATTAATTATTCCTGATACGATAGTTGAACGCAATCTAAAGAAAGATTGGTTGGTTTTATCTCTAGAGAAAAATCACAAAAACGCTCCTCCACTACCTGGTATTACAGTAAGAGTAATTTAAATGCACTTTGTCACTATCTCCCTAGTAGAAGGTATGTCCAGTAATAGGACCTGTCTAATCGAAACCTTCTCAAAAACCATTCCATCTAGTGTTAAATATCTTTAATATCGAAGGTATACCCATAAGAGTATAGATAGATCCTTTAATCACGTCTGAATAACCACTTACTAAAATACAAGCATTAACATGAAAAAATTATTGAAAAGCTAGAATAATTTATTCAGGAAATAAATTAAATTTTGTTGGTTTTAATAAGTTTCGTTTGTTGGGTTCGAACGGAATAATTAGCGACCTTAAAATAATTGATAAATATTCTTTTTTGAGTGCTTCATCCCAACCTTTGATAAAAGGTGGATGAAAAACTACATTCTCACAATATGAAGGTATCAAATTACTCATACATTGCCTTAATTCACAATCAGATAATTTTGTTAGTTGATCACAAAAATTAACATACAAAGAACTATCTGATTTCAACCAACTCATTAATATAACAGTAGAATCATCGTTTGGGATTACATTTAACATCATCATTGACATTGATGCATTAAAATCAGATAGATTATTAACTACTTTACCTTTTAAATCATACTCTAAATTAAATCCAGAACATACTGCTAATGAAGGTTTGCATTGAAAACTGAATTCTATTGTTTCTATAACACCATAATTTTCTTCTATGATAGCATTATCTAATAATGTTTTTATACGCTGACTGTCGCTTTCAGCTAAATCATAACCTAAACTTACTGAATGGAACGTTTCTTCTTTTAGTAGACTAGGTTTATGCTCAATAACACTTCTATGATTTTTTTTAGCTTCAAGTTTTTTATGATACTCGTAAGAAAAAGCTCGGTATGCAAAAAGGAACTTCTGCTTATTAGTGCCTACATATTCAATATCTTCAATCTCCTGAAAAAGTTGCTTATCATGATGTCCACAAAATCCGGTAAATGTGGTAGCAACCTTCCTTCCAATTGGTTTAAACTTAAAATCAAATTTCTCCCTTGTGGCAGCTTGACGAACCATTAATACATCTCCATTTTCGCTTAGCTTCGATAAAATTCTGTTGTTCTGAATTGAATGAGCTTTGATGATATCTTTAGAGCACTCTGTTTTATTGGGATGTGCACAATCCTTGATCCGGTTAACATTCAGCCATTTATCAATAGCAGAATCAACCGGAATGTTTGCATCTAAAATTTGTTTCTTATCTTCAATTGCCCCATGACATTTCTTATATTTTTTACCCGATTTACATGGACAGAGTTCATTTCGTCCAATTTTGAGCAT